CGTGGACAAGTTCTATCAGTACTCGGGCCGCGTTGAGACGCTGCCGTGCAGCCTCCGTCAGTTCGTGTTCACCGATATCAACACGGATCAGTTGGCGCAGATCGTGGCTGGTACCAACGAGGGCTATAACGAGGTCTGGTGGTTCTATCCCACTGCAAACAGCCTCGTGAACAACCGGTACGTGATCTATAACCATCTTGAGCGAATCTGGTACTACGGCGATCTTGAGCGGTCCTTCTGGCTTGACTCGCCACTTCGGCAGTATCCGATGGCTGCGTTCAGCATCCAGACTTCGTACCTGTCAGCCGCCATCAATAGCAGTGTGACCATACTGCCGATAGTGAACGCTGCGTCTTATGCGAACGAAGGCGTGGTCACGATTGACTTTGAGAAGATCTACTACACCGGCAAGACCTCAAACTCGCTGACCGGCTGCACGCGTGGGTACGACGGGACCGCAGCAACATCTCACATCGCTTATAGCACCGTGGCTTACAGCGTGCCTAATCAGGTCATGAACCACGAGAACGGGAACGACGACCGTTCGACCGCAGAGATTTTGCCCATCGCAGCCTACATCGAGACTTCGGACTTCGATATCCAAGACGGGCAGAGTTTCGGGTACATCTGGCGCATGCTGCCTGACCTGACCTTCAACGGGTCGAACTCGAACACGCCGTCTGTAACGCTGACCGTTAAGCCACGACAGAACTCGGGCAGTGCCTACTCTGCGGCTAATACGCCGACTGTGACTGAAACGCAGTCCTTCCCGATTGAACTTTATACGGGTCAGGTCTATACCCGCGTGCGGGGCCGTCAGATGTCCTTCCGTATGTCCTCAGCCGACATCGGTGTGGCGTGGCAGATGGGTATGATGCGCCTTGACATCCGTCCTGACGGGAGACGCTGATGATTGAAACACGCCCCTCCAAGGCTTCTAACCTTGCCATTGCTCCGGTGGATTACCAGCAGCGGTATCAGGACCAACTTAACAATCAGTTGCGTATCTACTTCAACCAAGTGGACGGCAACACGCAGGAGTTGATCCAGAAACTTAATAGCCTGTCTGTGTTGTGCTGGCTTGGCGAAGGGTCCTTCTAATGGCCTTTCAGAACATAGTCGGCAACCGGTTGGCGCAGGCGGAAACGACCACTTCGTACGCCATCATCTATACGACGCCTTCCTTGACTCGCACCTACGTCAAGAACATTGATATCTGCAACACGACATCTGGGTCGCTGCGGTTCTATATCCACTTGATCCCGAAGGGTGGCGCGGCGGGTACTAGTAACGCGCTTTTCTACAACGCGCCAATCAATGCCAACACGACCGTGCAGTGGACTGGCTCTGAGATCCTGACTCCGGGTGACCTGATTCAGATCAAGGGTAGCGCCGCAGGCATCTCGGTGACCATCACGGGCGGTGAAGCCACATGACGATTACAGTCTATCCGCCGTATGGGTCGGATCCTAACAACCCCATCAACGTCACTTTTCCGCCGACTGCATTAGATGCGTTTGGTCGTCAGCGCGTTAGTCAGCCCTATACCTTGTTCGATTCACAGCAGAGATACGCTTCCGACAATCAGTTCGATACGAGCACGGCATCGGGCGGGTCAACCACGTTCCTGAGCAACGAGTCGTCGGTGCAGATGTCGGTAACGTCCACCATCGGCTCAGAGGTGGTGCGCCAGTCGTTCCGTTCGATGTCGTATCAGCCGGGTAAGGGTTTGCTAGTCCTTGCTACGTTCTGCATGAATACGCCCACGGCAGGCATCCGGCAGCGAGTTGGATATTTCAATACCCAAAACGGTGTGTTCTTCCAAGTTAGTGGCACCACGAAGTCGATGGTGCTCCGGTCGAACTCCCTCCCGACACCGGGTACGCCGAGCGATGTCCGCACGGTCAATCAGTCCTCGTGGAACGGCGACAAGTTGGACGGTACCGGCCCAAGCGGTATCACGCTCGATGCATCCAAGACGCAGATATTCTGGTGCGACTTCGAGTGGCTGGGCGTTGGCTCAGTCCGGACGGGGTTCGTCATCAACGGGCAGTACATCGTCTGCCACACTTTTAATAACGCGAACGAAATAGCGTCGGTCTACATGACAACGGCGATCCTGCCGGTGCGTTACGAGATTACGAATGTCTCGGCTGGCGTCAGTGCCAGCATGAAACAGATCTGTTCTAACGTGGTGTCCGAAGGCGGCTATGAGCAGTACTCGCCTAGCCATCTGGCGCGTAGAACTACTAAACTGGCTAACATCCAACTTACGTTTGTACCGATTGTGTCTATCCGACTTGCTTCGACTGCGTTGGGTGCTGTAGTTCTTCCGGGTCGTATGCAGGTGCTGCCCATCACCAGCCAGTCCTACGAGGTGGGTTTGTTCTTCAACAGCACCCTGACTGGAGCTTCGTGGTCTGCGGTATCTACGGATGCTAACGTGCAGATGGACACTTCAGCCACGGCTATGTCGGGCGGCATCCTTGTCCAAACTGACTACCTTGATGCGTCAGGTAGTGGCGGCAAACAGCCTCTTGTGGACCCTGCCGGTTATAACTGGGCACTGCAACTTGGCGTGTCCTTGGCCGGGGTCAGCGACGTACTGACCCTAGGTATCCGCACAGTGGATTCGGCCACCCCGCAGGGGGATTGCTACGGAACTATCGCGTTTTGGGACTTGACGCAATAGAAATGATACCATCCAGACAGATTGACCCCGTGAGGGCGGCATGAACCAGAATCTCTATTCAAACGGGGCTGTACCCCAGTCTAACCCCTCATATCCGATGGCCGGACTGCAGGGCAGTACCTATGCGCCGCCGCTTAACTATAACCAGCCGACCGAAGTCGTTGGCGGGTACGATGCCAATATCAACCCCATGACGGGGCAGGAGATCCCTGAAGTGAACTTCGCCGGGGGCGGTTTGGCCTCGCTTGTTGCCTCGCCGTACCGTGACTCGGATGTGATGCAGGTCAAGATGACCCCCCGAGAAGTGGCGGGGTTGCAGCAACTTGCGATGTCTTACGGGGCTATGCCGGAGGACCTGTACGACCCGGTGACGGGCCAGCCTCAGTTTTCGTTCCTCAAGAAGCTCCTGCCGACTTTGATCGGCGCTGTGCTGCCTAGCGTCCCCGGACTCGGCACGCTTGCTAAGACTGTTGGGTTTGGTAACACGGCGCTTGGCACGAGCCTGCTGGTGGGTGGCACTACCGCGCTCATCGAGGGCGACCTCAAGAAGGGGCTTCAGGCAGGTCTTGGAGCGTATAGCGGGGCGAACATCTCCGAGTCTTTGCGTGCTGCGTCTGTTGCCGCTGCTCCCGATAGAGTGCCTGCTGGAGAGATCGCTAAGACCAACGCTGCTATGGAAGCGGCGCGTAATACGGTGGGAGCTACGGCAGATGCGGCGGCTGCCCCGTCTGAGGCTATTGCGATGTTTTCTCGCCCGGCTACTAATTCGCCTATTTCTACTCCTGTTGCTCCCGTTGCCCCCGTTACTCCTGCGGCGCAGCCCTCCGTCTTTAGAGGCATGAAAAACCTCTTCACTTCGCCTGAGTCCCGTACGGCGTTTGGTCAGGCTTTGGGCGGTGGGTTCCAGTCCCCGTTCATGCAGCAGGCGGCTAAGACCGCGACGTTCAGTGGCTTGGCTAATGCACTTACGCCTGAACCTAAGCAGTTGCCGACTGGCGGCGCGATGGGCGAGGACTTCATCTACATCCCCGGCGGGTTCAACCCGCTCTATGGCACGGGGCGTGACCAGCCCTATCAGTTGCCGGGCAAGTACTACAAGAAGACCCAGCAGGGTCTTGTGCCGTTCAATCCGTTTGCGATGGCTCCGGGTGGGCGTGCAGCGGGCGGTGAGATTCAAAGTTATGCAGATGGCGGCGTGGTGGACCCGAACCGCGATCCGGGCGGCGCTATTGTCACGAACCCTCAGACTCCGTTCAGCCCGTACTTCACCAACCCTGTCTCCGACCCCAACGTGGCGGCGACTCGTGCGTACATTGAAGAACTGAACCGTCGTGCCAAGAACCCGCCGACTTATGCATATCCGGGCATTAAGGGACTCGGTGGCACCAACCAGCCTTATGTTCCCGAGCCTTCTACAGGCGGTGGTGAAGGTGGCGGCGGCGGTGGCGGAGCCGCCGGTATTGTGGGCGGCATTGCAGCAAACTATCTCATCGACAAGGGCATCGGTGCAGGCGTTGACTATGTTAGGGATAAACTTGCTACCGACGAACGCGCTGAAATTGGGAATAGACCTGTAGAAGTGACGCGGGTCCCTGCCGCCGTGGCTGGTGTTGCTGGAATCCCTAGTCTTGTGGGTCCGCCCGTTCCGCTCCCTGATGCAACGGTGGGCGTGGGTGAAGGTGCTTTAGAGGGGGATGCAGCGGCGGAAGCGCAGTTAAAAGCAGAAAGAGAGGCGGTGCAGAGAGAAATCGACGCTAGTCAGGCTGCTAAGACCCCCTCCACGGTTTCTTCCGTACTCCCTACCGCCGCTGCTATAGCCCCGTCTGTGGTAAACGGCGTGCCTTCGTTGTTGCCCTCTATGAGTACTGCCAAAGAAGTCGTTGTTAACGCAACTAAATTTACTCCGGCGCAAAATGCGGCTTACGACGCTGCTTATAAAGCGGCTATAGATAAAGGCGCAACTCAGGAAATTGCTGAAGCCGCCGGAGCAAAAGCCGCTACATCCAATGTCTTCACCGACAAAATCATCCCCGGCGCTCAAGCCATATTGGGTCTGCATCAGACTTACGAGGGTATCCGCAAGGGTAACGAGGTTCAGGCTGGTTTAGGCGCAGCGGGTGCGGCTTCAGGTATCGGCAATCTGTTT